TTATAACCCTATAACGCTGTTAATTACCTCTGCCTTTTGAATATTCGTTTTCCTGTTTTTATAATAGTATTCTTTCGTCGTTTTTATATTGGTATGCCCCATTTGTTCTATAATGAGTGATTCATTTACCCCGCTATCAATAAGAATACTTCCGTACGTTTTTCGTATTTTATGCGGAGATTTTCTCACTACTCCAGTATGCTTACATACCGTATTAAGACGATTCCTGAATACATAGGTTCTTATTCTATTTCCATTGTTCTCAAAGACATACTCACCAAAAGGATTCATTACACGAATTTTCTGTAGTATCCATGAACAATTTTCTGGAACAAATACATCTCTTATTCCAGCTTCTGTCTTTGGAAAATCCCTTACCTCAAATACTCTTGATTTTGAATCATCCTCATAACATATTTCTGTGCGACATACATGAATAACATTTCCATCTATATCACATTTTTTTAGTCCAGATAATTCGCCTATTCGTAGTCCTGTCTTAAACAAGAGAAGAATACCGAGATTAACTATGTCTTGATTTTTCTCTAAATAGTCCATTACTCTAGGAAGTTCGTTCGTCATAAACACTTGTTCCTCGTCAGTTTTTTGCTCTCTCCTAAATGATTTTCTCGAAATTTCAATATCACTAACCAATTCTGTAATACTGAAATCAACCAGCTTCTTTTTCTTTGCAAGCCTAAATATTCCAAAAATTAATGTTCGCAAATTGCTAAATCCTTTTGCGGTTAAATTAAAATCATGAATTGCGTTAAGAATAAAATTCTCAACATCATATTCCGACAAGGACTTTATTTCGTTTTTTCCAAACTTTAAAAAACATTGCTCATATTGTCTCTCATATCTGTCTTTTGTTGACTTTGATATTTCCTCTCTTGTGAGCTTTGAATCAATCCATTCATGAAAAATCATATCTACTGTTGGATTTTCCTCTTCCTGTTTCCAGAAAGAAATAACAACATCTTCTATGTCTTTTTTGTTAGTTCTCTTTTTTAAAATTCTACCATTCTTTTTATCGGGTAGATAAGTATACCATTTTCCATCCTTCCCCTGGTAAATTTTATAAGGATGCTTGTTTAAAAGTTCCTCTCTCTTCTGCATCTCAATTTTTTCTTGCACAAGTGCTGCATCAATCATACCATTTTCGACAGCATATTTCAACAATTCTGCATCAGACATTCTCACGTCCGACATAGACGGCTCCGCCCTTTCTCTTCCAATATAGTTGTCTCATGTAAAAAAATACCAACCATCAAATATTGACGGTTGGTAGGTGCTTAAATATCTTCGTTTTCACAATACTTTGAGCTCAATTCCATATAACCACATTCGGGGCACTCGTATATGCTTTGTGGATTATGTGGATTCTGTCTGATCGCATATCCATTTCCGGGATTGTACTCTCTCCCGTAAATCTGCCAGTCTTTATTCAGTTTGTAATGATTCATTTCAGTATTGCAACGTAAACATTTCATATGCAAATCCCCCAATCTTTTGTGATAGGGAAATTATACCACTCCAACAGCCGATATTCAATTTTCAATATTATCTGTCAATCGACAGAATCTGACATGCCTTGTCTCATTATCTCATTCAAGCAGGCATTAAATCCTGCTCTGAACATTCTTTCTCCATGTTCTCCGATTCTGCGTTCTTTCTTCTCCGGCAGTTCCCGGAGCGGACACCAACTCGCTCTATCTTCCGTGCTTTCTTCTCCGTCGTAATACTTATCTGCCGGCACACAATACAGACCGCTTGGGTCATCATCTGCCAGTTGGCAATCAGCACAGCAGTTCGGCATATCCATAATCAATACTGCTTTAGCCATCCGTTACACCTCTCTATCATTTAATTCTTCAAGACTATCCTGCAAGTCGTGATAATAGTTGATTTGGTCGGTGAAATGCTCGTCCAGTATATCAATCATTTCTTTTTTTGCATCCTCTAAGGATTCTGCTTGCATAAAATCCATGTGACCATCAATCACTGACTGCCATCTTATCTCTTTGCCACAATAAACAATGCTTCCTACGGTGATACTGCCATAATAGGCAACGATGTCTATTTGCTTTTCCCAGTCATCTTGTTCTGGTTCAACTTCTTTCCATTCAAGTTTAGTCATACTTCACACTCCTTCCGGTTTCTCGCACCGCTCAAATTCGATAGCATTACTTGCATAACACATACTTTTTATATGCCTCCTGATAAGTAATTCCGTCAATTTCAGCTATCCTGGCAAGTGGAATTGTTTTCGTGATACTCCTATTTCCTGTTTGCTCTTTTCTCGTTACCCATCTGCAATTAGACGGTTCATAATTTCCATCATTGTCGATTCTGTCTATGGTTAAATCATCACTATAACCGTTCTCCATCGACCAGTCATAAAAATTTTGGAAATCACTATCCCATTCTGGGCAAACACGTATTCCTCTTCCACCATATCTCTGATAATTCTTGTTGTTCGGTCTGGAACACCTGTCTCTCATTCCAGTCCAAATGTTCCAAATCCTTGATTTTGCCATTCCATGTTTTAAATGCATTGTTGCTTTAACTTCTTTTTCAAGGCAGCCGCAACTTTTAGTTGTTCCGCTTACCAATGAATTCCTCAATATTTCTTTTTCGTTTCCACAATCACATCTGCAAAGCCATATTGATTTTGAACCTTTTCCATTGCCTTTTGTTCCAACCTTTTTTATCGCGGTTAATCGTCCAAATTTCATACCCGCTATATCTTTAGGATATTTCAATATTTACTACCCTCTTTCGCCCGCACCATTTCGGTATTAAATAAAATTGGTTTAATTGCCATTTTCTTCACCTGCTTTCTCAAAGTAAAACTTAATCGGCTCTCTATTCTCCTGCACCATGCCATATCGCAGCGCAATGTTGTATGTACACACATCCCTTTTCAGTCTGTCCGGTATTTTCTGTAACTGTTTTCTGAATGTTTCTAAATCCATTGTTGACTTATAACGATTGCATGAACCACAGGACGGCATAAGGTTGTCGATGGAATGTACATCTACCTCCGTGTATTCATATCTCCTAAGGCAATACAGATGATCTACATTAAAGCCTTTCTCCGGTATTTCACAGCCACAGTAAGCACAGTGACCGTTGTATTTCGCATACACTAATTTTCTAACTGATTTAGGAATCGGTTTTCGCATCTACTCCACCTTCCTTTACAATCTCCAACAAATCATCTACCAAATCCTTGACCTCGTACATCATCATTGTGTCATAGGATTTTTTCTGCTGCTCTGCTGTCTCGTTATCATACTTTGTGCAGCCATTCAAGAAAGCTGTTCGTTCCTCTAACTGCTTCACAACTTTGTCCGGATCGTATACGATTCGCTGTGCGTCAACAATACCCAGTATCGCTGTTTGTAAAGCACACAGACATTCTGCATCTTGAAACATCGCTTTTAGCTTATCTGCGTCAATTAACCTTCCCATCTACACCACCGCCTTTCACAATCTCGACTGCTTTTTTCAGCACTTCAACAGCTTTTCTTTGCTGAAATTCTTCTGTTATCGTTCCGTTTTTCTTTTCATATTCAATACAACGCGCATGCGTCTGTATCTTCTTTTCCAACTGCTCCACAACCTTGTCCGGGTCATATGCGGTAGGCTCTGTATCAATTACGTTCTGCACGGCTTTCAGTAAATCTTTTGCAAATGCCATAATTACTTCTTCGTTTATATCATTTGCATAATCCAGTCCATGAGTATTCATTAAATCTCGAATAACATCTTCTGTCCCACTTGTTTCCGAAAAGAAAAAATCTTTTACATGATCCGCATCAATTAATCTTCCCATCTACTCCACCTCTTTTCACGATTTCGACTGCTCTTCCAAGACCCCTGTAATGCCAGTCATCATCTTCTGATAATCCATGTTCCTCTGCGTAAATTTCAAAATCCGCATATGACAGTTCCTGTTCGTCTTTTAGCTGCTCCACAACTTTGTCCAAGTCAAAAGCGATCGGCTGTGCATCAATCAGCTCACACAATGCATTAGCCTTATTTACAGAATAACTATTGGCGATAGTCATTCCAGCAATCTGTCTTTTAAACGCATCCACATCAATCAGTCTCATCGTTTAGCCTCCTTTCCCACATTTTAGCGACAATCTCTTTCGTTTTTTCATCTGTCCTTTCATATCCACAGAAATAACATCTCGCCGCATATTCCACACTACTAGATTTTGTCATCCTTGAAAAAATCATGCTGTCTTCCCTAAGTAGCTCTAAATCACTTTGCCTGTATGAAGGATGATATTTCATGATTGGCCGCATAATACCGCCACAAGCCAGACATGGCTTAAGTTCTCTAATTTCCTTACTCACGCTCTTTCCTCCTCAACCATCTCAATATCAGTCTCTTGATCCAGTGCGGCAGAAAACACATCAACTCATACTTTTCACAGTAAAAGTAGCAGCCTTCCTCGTACTCCCAGTCGTCATTCCTTCCGCACCACGACGCAGGGCAGTTTCCACATATGTCATATTTTCTCATCTTCATCACTCCAATCCAGCTTCTGACCACATCTATCACAATATTCGTTAAATGTGCCGACACACCACTCGCCGTTTATCTTTGATATGATTTTCCACTTGCATACAGGACAGCCGTAATTGATGGTTCCGTTATGATATTCAAATGAGATAACTTTCTTTGCCGTCTGCTTCTCCACCGCCGCCCGGCATTCTTCTAGTGTACCGATTGCCCTGTACTTCTGCACCTCTTCCAGTGCCTTGATTGCCATTTCCATAAGTTCTTGCCAATATTCTTCATTTACAAGTTCATCCCAGTGAGGATTAAACCTGATAATGTCCAAATCCCTGATTGCTTCACTCTCTGTCATTCCGGCACCTCCTAAATTTATTCGAGTATCTGAGTTGTTTCCAAAATGGAAATAACTCACTTAAACAGTCCCGGGTTGTCAAACACCGAACCAACAACCTCAAATTCGCACGCTTTCACATATTCTTCCGTAAGTGGCATTGATAAACAGAACGGTTCGCATTTGCTCAAGTTATCAGTCGGAATGACCTCATAATGCCAGCCGATTACCTCATCAGTACTCTCAAAAGTTTCGGCATCGATCACTGCGAACTTTCCAAACACTACCTTTGCAAGTTCTTTCGGATTGCCGTGGCACATCAGAATATCATTCTTAAAAATCAGCTTTCCGTTCTTATCTTGAAAGCCTGTACATAGGCAGATTGTGGATGGGTCAACTTCATAGTTCTTTATCAAATGCTGTGGTACATAATTCTGGATAATGTAAACTCCATCATCTGTTTGAATTAAATTTCCGAATATCCATTCGCCGTTATCAATCCGCTTTCCACGGAATAAATATCTATTCTCCATGTTCCCCCTCCATTTCTTTCAGCTTGGCTTCTGCTTCCTCTCTGGTAAGAAATACTGACTTTCCAATTTCATCAAAAGATATCCAGTCGCAAAGAGTAACCGATTCGATATACATTTCTTTGTCAGCAACAGTCATTTCTCTGCATACTGCGACCTCTACTCCATCATCGGTTATGCGGTAAATATTACTTCCCACCTTGAACGGCAACCGCAGGAGCAATCCCTGTTCCTCGGAATCCTCATAATATTTCAATTTTTCTCGTAAATCAGCCATAGCCCATAAATTGCGATAGAACAATGCTAAAAGTCCTATTGTACTATCTATTCCTGCCGACAGCATGGAAGCCATATATTCGTCAAATTCTTCATCTGATAAATCGGTTAGGTCTTCATTACAAATATCTTTTGCAAGGCTTTTTACAAGTTGCCTGCCATCAATATCTAAATCATAGTCTCTGTATCTGGCATTATGCTCATCATCTATATAGCAGCTATTATATGCCAATTCAATCATTGACATATCTGTTACGTTTCTATTGGTTGTTAATTTCTTCATTCTACACCTCCAACAGTTCCGGGTTGTCAAAGTTGTTACCGATAACCTCCATACAATCCTGATAATCGTAAATATGTTCCTCTTCAAATCTTCCATCTTCAAGCAATACATCAAAGTAAAAACCTGCTTCGCTTTCATTCCAACTAATGTAGCCACAGCATTCTGCATCCATGCAATTTGCAATGTCATTCTCCCAAATCAGCCTTCCGTTCTTGTCCTTGAGTCCGGTGCACCAACAAATTGTGGACGGATCAATTTTCAGAGCATATAAATCTGATGCGTAATTAGGAACGATATAATATTTTTCTCTTCCGGCAAATCCATATCGTACCAAACCGCCAATAATCCATTCCCCATTGTCAGTTCGCTTTGCTTTGCATAAATACCTATCTTCCATCGCTATCCTCCATGTCTTTCAATCTCGCTTCGGCTTCCTCCTGTGTCAAAAATACGGTTTTATGAAAATCATTGAGATGTTTTTCGTAAAACGCGAGTGTAAATTTTCTTTGTCTTATATCCCACCAAGACGAGCAATATTCTCCATCTCTGTATGTCTCATACACCGTATCTCCAATCTTGCACGGTAACCGCAAAAGTAATCCTTGCTCTTCGGCATCTTCATATGCTCCGAGTTTTTCACAGATGCTTATCGTATTCTCACAGTTATCACACTTATCACTTGCTCCAAGTCCGCCACACTTTTCAAAACATTTCGGAAAATAATGTGAACCAACATCGTTTTTTTCTGTTAATCTCTCCATGCTATCCTCACTTTCCCGGTACGGCTCCGGCAGTGGCATCCAAGCAATTACATCCTCAATCCAATCGTGTCCGCTATCCAATGCATACCCATCATTCACGATGCAGGTATCAACCCACACATGCCTTCCGTCGGTCACAATGATTTCCTGCTCATCATCAGGAAGCTCACAGTCAATCATATACTTAATCTCTGCGGAGAATAAGCACTCTTTCCGCTCTTCCTCTGTCAATTCATGATATTTAACCGGAATCCACCTTTGTTCCGTGACTGTTTTTCTTGTTGCTTCTGTTCTCATACATTCAATCATCTTACCTGCTCCTTTCCCTCTTAGGCTTTCTCTGGATGCACGTCATGGCGTATTTACAGTCCTTTGTGCATCTTTTATTTTCTTCGTATGGGCATTTCTTCATAAAATCCTCCTGAATCGCTCAAATTCTATACTTCAGTTAATTCATCATATATTTCGTCTGCAAGTTCTTCCTTGTCATTGTTTTTAATCATTGCAATAGCAAGGTCCTTTTCGTTTACAAGGTACTCTGCGATCACATCTGCAATCTCTCGTGCATTCATTTTTACAACCTCCGTTAAATCTTAATTGTTACAAGCAAATCCATTATACTTATCTGCCCCTCGCACTGGATCATGGCATCACCTCCGGAAATAAATCAAACAATGTTGGTTCATCCACTTCATTCTCCGCAGACTGTAAATATCCGACACCATCCCGGAAATAATCTGGATTCAGTTCACATCCTTTTCCGTACCGGTGCATCTTAACCGCCGTCATTGGTACCGTCATAAGCCCACCAAATGGGTCATAGACGATATCACCTTCATTGCTGTATCTGTTGATTATTCTCTCCACGATATCAAGCTGTAAGGGGCATACGTGCATCTGTGCCCTGCGGCGGCTCTGTGTGGTGTTGAGTGTTCGCATCCGATTGATGTCGTCCCACACCTCAAGCTGATTCCATGAACCAGGAGCTACTACCATGAACGAGGCTGGAAGTCTATTATTTTTGTCTAAATCTTCTGCAAGTTTCTTATGCTCTTCGTAGTCATAAATGTTCTCGCGACTATATTCGCGGTAGACTCGTTGTAAATTATCAACAGATATATTTTTAAGCTCTTCTTTGCTCACAAGCCTGTCTCCGGAACTTCTCCAATATGCATGCGCGTCTATCTGCCACTGTGCGCGTGTGTAATCCTCTTTCGATTTCTTAACCGGTTCATCCGCGTATGCTGTAGATCTGTCTGTCGGCAGCTTCCGGAAAAGCAGGATATATTCTGGACATCCTACCCCCATCTTTGAACCATCCTTGCACTGTTCTGTCCATCCAAGACGGTATGTCTGGTTATTTTCCCGGACCACATCAGTCACGACCGTAATCATGCCGAAATACTGAAATCCATGTTTCATGTAGTGCTCAATGCACAGCGCATGGAATGGTTCGATTGTTGGCATTCCGGTGCCGGTCGCATTTCCGAACAGCACACGATCCTTTACATGAATCGCTGCCACTCTCCCAGGTCGTAATACCCGGAGCAGTTCCGGTGTTAGGAAGTCCATTTGTTCAAAAAACCGATCCGTGTTCTGGTTATGTCCGAAATCGTTATAATTGGCACTGTACTCGTAATGGTTTCCAAATGGGATTGAGGTATGTATCAGATCGATGCTGTTTGTTTCCATTGACCGGGTTTCCTCTACACAATCCCCATATACCGCTTCATAATAGTTTCCTCTCACTGTTCTCTCTTCTCTGCTACCTTCCACGCCCATCTTCCTTTCTAACCGCTGTGTCTTATTTTCCGAGTTAAGACCATACTTCTTTACAATCTTGATCATCTTTGCAACCATGTGATTGTGATTCTTCCATTTTTCAAGCAATGCTTCCTTAATCTGTCGCTCGTTCTCCATGTAGATAATGTCGATCACAACCGGTTCTTTCTGTAAAAAGCGGTAACACCGGTGTACCGCCTGAATAAAATCGTTGAACTCATAATCAATTCCAAGAAATATCTCTCTGTGACAATGTCTCTGAAAGTTACACCCGGATCCGGACAATGATTTCTTCGTAGCGAACAGTTTTGTCTCTCCATTTGAAAATTCAATTACTCGTTTTTCGCGAAGTTCATAGTCCATTGAACCGTAAATATCCACGGTTTCAGGCAACACCTTTTTTATTGCGTGCCTCTCGCTTTCCAAATCATGCCATAGTAAAAAATTATCTTCCGGCGACTCTTCTACAATCCGCTTCATTTCTGCCACGCGGCTGTTAATGCTTTCTCTTTTGACTGCCGCTGCTTCTTTCAATCCTTCCGCTGCTTCTTGAAATAACTGTATTTGTCCGTTTTTGTCTGCAGTATCTCCATAATGTACCGGCAGTTCATGCCATCTCACGTCAAGCGGTGGCAAATCATATCCTTTATCTGAATAATCTGGATTGAGATCTGAAGGCTTCGTGATAAAAAGCGCCCAGCTGCTTACCCATAACCAAAACTCATCTTCCATATTTGGGTACAACGTGAGGTTGTTCGCCTTAGTACTATCTCTCTGGAAGAACCGTGTCAACGCCTGACCGGTATCCATTACTTCCAGATATCCGGCATAATGGATCAGTTCCTTGTATTTGTTCGGTGACGGTGTTGCCGTGGCTACCAGCTTATACGGAACATTTTTGAATTTATCTAAAAAGGTCTGATAGGTCTTACTTCCGAAAGACCTGAGAACACTGGCTTCATCCAAGGATGTTGCTGCAAAGTAGTCTGGCCGGATATCACCATCCCGGACACGCTCATAATTTGTCAACACAATCTGACTTGTACTCTGTTTCACTTCTTCCATTGTCCGACAGTATTCCGGTTTTTCATATCCAAGAACATCTACTGCATCTCTGGTAAACTCCTGCTTTACTCCAAGTGGTAATACAATCAATGCTCTCCCGCCTGTCTCTTCTGCTGCAAGGTGGCAAAATTCGATTTCCTGTACTGTTTTTCCAAGTCCAAAACTCTCAAACAATGCACGCCTGCCACCTTTTAATGCCCACATCACAGCATCTCTCTGATGCGGCTTTAGTGCTTTATTTACTTTTTCCGGCTCTATAACAAATCCACTGTCTGTCGCAAGCTCTATCTTTGTTTCTAAAAACTCTTTGTATGTCATTTTCCAAAAGGAACCCGATATATCGTTACCCCGGCCGGAGGTTCGGCTCCTTTCTTTTAATCAAATCTTGTCTCTTTGCAAATTCTCGTTTCTATATTTCTTCTAAGTGGTTTGTTATCACTTCCCTTTATAAACCTGTGGAATGAATCCCATTCGTAACCTCTACGTTTAAAACACGCAATTGAGCACCACTCAACATCGCAATACGCACAAGGTTCTCCGAGACATTCATTTTTTGCATTCACAGGCTTTTCTTCAAACAAACTAATCTGTCCTGCAATTTGCTTGATTTTTATCGCCCCCTATTGTTGTGCTAGATAGCACATAATCCCACAATCTGGGAATATCTCTGTATTCATGTTACCTCTGTCCGGTTCAAGTTCATCCAGATATACCGGATTTCCTTTCCCGTCCTTAAGGATTGAATAGCCTACCAACCTTTCCAACTTCGCCCGACTTTCGAATACTTCCGGGAAATCTTTTCTTATCCGATTCCAATATCCCATACCGCCTTTGACGCATCCGATACAGTTATTGTTCGGATAGCCAAGTTCATACATCTTCGGTCGGGCAAAACCAAAAATCCGTTCAAACAATCCATGTACCTCTTCTTTTAAGAGGTTTTTGTCAATCAGTGGAAATTCGTGTTCCGCTTGAGGATTTGCTTCAATCGTCCGCTCTGCCCGGTTCTTTTCCTTAAGGTCAAATCCCCAGACATAAGTCAATTCACAATCCTTATGATTCTCTTCCCACTCTTTTCTCACTCGTTTCTTAAGCCAGTTCGTGCAAGGTGCAAATCCGTTTGCAGGGTTTCTGAACCCGCCGAACGCTCTTACGCAATCCTCTACACATCTGTACTGACTTGATTTCAGAATCTGAATCTCTTTTCCAATTGCCCTTTCACAATCCTTAATAAATCTGATACTGTCCTCGTGTTGGTCGGAAATGTCTATGTAAATCCATTCATCTACATTCTCGGCTAAATATCCAGCCATAAAACTGCTGATACCTGCACTTACCCAACATACTTTTAATTTTTTCATGACAACCACTTAACAGAAATAATCCTGTGTCCGTGGATAAGGAATTACGGCTCCCAATAGTGCCATACGGCACCGCTAATTAAATTCCTTTTGTTCTCGCCTTTCTTCACCTTTAGGCGGTCAACCTTGGTCTACCAAGGCTTCTGTCATTACTCCTTTCTCAAATCAAACATCATTTCTTCTTACCTCTTTTAGGCTTAAACTTATAAACATCATTCTTCTGCCGGCTTATCGCACTGCGGTAACCGTTTAATTTACTTGCTCTGCTTTTGCTCATCTGCTCCCCCTCTCTTCACAATCTCTCTCAATATCCCGTTTCGGGCAGCTCATCGGACTGGACTTGCAGCCACTATTGATTCTGACCCATATCTTGGTGCAGATATAAATGCTCGGCTTTTTGTACTGGTCCGTGACCAGATGTCGGTACTCGCACTCTGCGCACTTCGGTATATCAATCCTGTTATTCCTGCATCCCTGTGTAACCTTGCTGGACAATTTACGGCTGCGTACAAAATATGCGACCGTTGTGGGCTCAACATAGATCTGCTCCTCTTCTGCCATGTGGTCAGAAATGTCGGCGAAGGTACAGCCTGCATCCAGCAGCTCTTCTACCCTGTCACGGTAGCTATCAAGCATACATCCTCGCTTTCGTCCACTCATCTAACCTCTTCCCTTCTAAGTAATCTTTTCTTCTAAGAATTTTGCTGCATCCTTAAAACCATGAGTTCTCAATTCTTTAATTACACGATCTATGTTTGCCATATGATACTGTGAATTGTTCTCATCATGTGAATCTGCACAAGCATTTATCACTGCTGTATTCAAATCCATTCCTAACCGCTCATTAAGATACACTGCGTAATCTGTAAGTGTTACATAATGTTCCCCGATATAATCAAGATCAGTTGTATCTTTAACGGCTTTATCAAAATGTGATTTAAACTCTTTCATGCGTTTCTTTCCAAATCCGTATTCTTCATGAAGCACCAGTGCTGTGACCGTAAGCACAGTATTGTATAAATTCTCCGACAATGTATCCCAGAACTCTCGTATTTGTGATGCTGTAAACTTCATCGGTGCTTTTAAAACATTCCGAATTCGAATATCTTCTTTTAACCCTTCTACTCCCTTTTTTGATACGATATTGCTTGCATAAATCATTCCTTGCATACGCAATTCATAATCTTTATCCATTTTTGCCAATGTTCTTTCTTGTCCTCCTATCTACGTCGCTTATATGTGCCAGAATCAGTTGCTTTGCATATTCTGCAAATGACACATTTTTGTATTTCTTATAAAGTCTATCCGCTGACTGTATCAATTTTTCAAACCATTCCTCATTGTTATCAGCTTCATAATATTGCTGACGAAACTTATAATAATCTTGAAAAAACAGCCACTCGTCGGAACCCTTTTCAAGTCGTTTCTGCATTTCTACCAGTCCTCTCCAAAAGGTGTATCATTATTTCCGACTTCTTCGAAATCCGTACCTCGCTCGACGTTTTTTACAAACGACAGAAATTTTTCAAAAGATTCATGACGTTCTTCAAACTTCATGTACTCTCCATCAAACTTAAGCCCTTCTTTCATGCTTTCGCCCTGTCGCTGCTTTTCAACCTTAAGACCCTTGTATTTTTTGTCCTCCGAAACATTCCACAAAAGAATAATGTTAGATGCGTCCTGCTCAATATCTCCGGATTCCCTCAACTCTGACATTGTAGGCTCTTTGGTTTCTTTCTGTTCAGAAACACGGTTTAACTGCGAAAGCACGATAACTGGAACTTTCAACTCTCGTGCCAATGCCTTAGAATCTTTTGAAATTTGTCCTACTTCGCTTGCTCTGTTTCCGTAATATCTATCTGATTTGATTAGTTGTAAATAATCAATTACAATAGCATCAAACATTTGGTGACGGCTTTCTGCCTTAATTTCTCCGATCGACTTTGAGCCAGTGGAAATTATCACATTATATCTGGACATTTCTTCATTTGCTTTGTTAAATGCTTCTTCCTCACCACCAAGAAATGATTTTGCTCTGCGAACTCTTGTAAGGCTTAATTCTGCAAGCCTTGAAACAAAACGCTCATATACCTGTGATTCGTTCATTTCGAGGTTGAAATAGCCAATCCTATAACCCTTTGCAGCCATTTGACCAATCATCTGTGTTACGATTGCTGATTTACCAACACCTGGGCGAGCACCTATTACAGTCACATCTCCCGGTTCTAACCCACCAAGGCAGTCGTCTAATTTATAAAAGCCTGTTTTTATGAGATTTTTGCCTACATTTTTATTGAAATAATTTTCTTTGTACTCCTGTACAATTTTTTTTAACGATTTTGACCGAACATCATTTCCAGCCTGTAATTCTTCAAGCCTCGTCAAAACCTCCGCAATCGTTTCATCAATATCGCGCGGCTTAAGGCTTACGTTCTGAAATAATTCCTTTGCAGTCCTTGCTTTGTAATCACGAATTACTGCATCTGCATAACCCTTAATCGCAACAGAGGATGGTGCCGACAATGCACATTCTTTTAACTCCTGTGCAATCATTTCTGTCGACCATTTGTGATTCTCTAACGCCTGCGATAGTGATATCAGATTGATGTTTTCACCTCGGTCGTACATGGCAAGCATTTCAGCATATGTATCTTGACAGAACTCTGATACAAACATCTCCGGTCTAAGCACGTTGTACACGGTGTACAACGATTCGTTATCAATCAATATGCAGCCAATCACTCCTGTTTCTGCTTCCGTCAACTTCCATCACCTTCACTTCTCTTCTCATATTCTCGAATCCAGTAATCACAATCGTTGACAAGCCATTTTGCATATTTAGGTATGTACTGGTAATTTTCATCATCACGATGTTTTTCTCTGTAATCAGCAAGATACATTCTTGTTGCCCCTGCAATTAAAAGAGCGACTTCCTTTCGATTTTCATCAAGAACCTGTGCTAATTTGTCTAGCCATGCCTGCTTAGCCATAACAGCTTCCGATTTTTTAGGATAAATGTTAAACGTATCATCCCACGCCTTGTCTGCATTGAACATGGTGACAGGTTCTGTTCTATTCTCCTCTACTCTACTCTTATCTACTCTACTCTCGGTTACACAACGGTTACATTCTGGTATACCAATCTCCGAATCGCTTGATTTTAGCGAGTATGCACCATTTTTTTTAACCGCAAGCATATCTTTTTCATCCGTGTATGTAGTTTCATGGTATCTGTCTTTTCGGATATAATTATTTATTCTCCAATGTTTAATAACACATATGCCATCTGGGAACTCAATGATGAATCGCTTTGCCTTTAACAGGTCGTAATCATTCTGATTAGCCTTTATCATATCCATAATGCGTTTCGCATTGTTCAGAAACCCATCATCATCTGCTCTCATCGACAAATGAAAATACAGTGCTTGTGTGGACAGTGGCATATCAAGAAATGCATCACTATCTATTATTTTCATCGAAAACATCCTCTTTTCAGCCATCTTCATTTGCTCCTAACAATTCTAATACTTTTGCACCTGCATCCTCTGGTCTGCAAAACACAAATTCCACACCGTATTTCAATTGCATGGTCAACATGGCTTTTGCTAAGATTGTTCCAGATGTAGGCTCTGCCTTAGGCAATGGAACATTCAACCATTTACCATATTTGTGCATATACGCAATCTTGTTATATCTATGCAACCTCGGATTATGCCACTTAAACACGTCCTGCACGGTCTTGATGCCGTCCGTATTCTCTACTAAAACATACAGCTTAATGCCGTTGTTCTGCGCTAAAATACATTCATCACGGAATCTTTGGTGTGCTTTCCCACAAATGTTCCCTGTGATCTCCTGCATATCCTTTTTCGTATCAACGGAAATATCATAACTTCCCAAGAAATCCATCTTTTTTACTTCCATCTTTCGCGCTGTTTTACGCTTAATCACATCCATTACCTTGTCCGTGGCAATCACATAGTCTCCAACTGGTAATGGTGCACGCAATACCTCTATGTCATGGCAGTTAAAGTATCGGTTTTTTAAAATGTGCAAACCCTCTTTCTGCCCCTTGTCCTCAATCAGCATCATTTATCGTAGTCACTTCCTCTCTCAAATGCCTTTCTAACGTTGTAGAATGGCTAAATTTGAAATTTTATAGTATTGGTCGATACTTTTTACCGACCATACTATTTTTTTGCTTACAAGCGGTTACACACGGCAACTGCCAAATCGTCTTTAATTAAATGGTAATTCTTCATCAATTCCAACCGGAATATTCATAAACCCATCATTTACGGGATAGTTAGATGTCTGCCCGGAATTTCCACCGCCATTGTTTTCGCTTGCCACCTTACTTTCAGCAAATTCACAGTTTTCAACAAAACAGTCATTGGTATACACCTTATTGCCGTCCTTGTTGGTATAACTGCCGGTCTGCCAGTTTCCAACTACGACAACCTTTGTTCCTTTGTGCAAGTATTTCTCTGCAAATTCTCCATTCTTCCCAAGTGCAAGGCAGTTAATAAAGTCTGCGCTAGGCTGTCCCTCCTGTTTAAATCTGCGGTCAACCGCAAGCGTATATCGTGCAATAGCCGTCTGCTTTTCTCCCTGCGAATATCTAATGTCTGGGTCTCTGGTTAATCGTCCCATTAAAATTACTTTATTCATTGCTAATCCTACTTTCTTTTTGTCTCTTCTCTCTTTATATCCACGCGGATAACATCTGCAACACGATAGACAGAAATTTTACCATCCATCAATTCAAGCTCCATTTTCGGCACTTCTGGATTATCAACAAGCGTTTTGTACGCTCTGTTAATCCATTCGAGATAATCTCTTTCCATAAAACTCTCCTTTCCTAGAACGGGCAAAGGTTCATATCAACTTCCAACCCTTTTTCCGCAACATAAACATCTGCTCCATATTTAACTGTCTCTTCTGTCTTTTGTTTGAATAGTGCGGGATCTCCGCTTTTATCTGATAAGTGAATTAGAACGACATTTCTCAATGCCGGGTTATCGTTAGTAGAAATAAATTTAAGTGCCGTATCAAGGCTCATATGACCTCGTAGGCGGTGTTCATAGTTTGGCTCGTCCCGGTCTACAAACTGCATATCGTAATTGCTCTCAACCATAAAATGATTGACATTTTTGAATCGGTATTTGATGTACTCGGTATCAGATGCATACACCAAACTACCCATTTCTGGATGCGTAATGTAAAATCCATAGCAAGGAACATCGTGTACTAATGGAAAAATTTTAATTCTGAATTTCCCCATAGAAACAAGATAATACTTCATTTTATCGGCATCATATTCGGGAATTTCTGCACCAAAGCAAGCCGAATTGATTCCTGCATTTTTATATTGCTCGAAATATTTATAATGGTCTCCATGCTCATGGCTGGAAATCATGCCGACTATCTTCATCACATTGAAATCCAACGCTTTCTTGACTTCCATGAAAGGCAACCCGGCTTCGATTATTAATGCTTCCTCGTCATTCTCCAAGATGTAGCAGTTACCGGACGAGCCGGAACCTAAAACTTTAAGTTTCATCTCTTCACCCTTTCCGGATTCACTTTTCTTGCACATTCTTCACAAATGAACATATTCTTGTGATTCCTGATTAAGGCAAGATATGGATAATCCGTAGATTCAAACTTTTTCTTGCATGAAAAACACTTATCAAGTCCACCAGATTTCATTCCAATCATTTCTCTTTTTAAGATTGTATCTCCAACAGACATTTCCCATTTCGCACAATCAAATATGTCATATGTCTTGGTTGTAGTTCTGTTAATTTTCATGTAAAAAACTCCTTTCTTACATCAACAATACCTCGTGTCTGCTTTATCAACTTTCGGTTACGCTTCGCTCTCTGCTCATTGTCACAGATAAATTGCTTGCAAATTTCCGGTCGAACCGGATAGATTCTGCATTTCTCACAACTCTTATCCGTATCAAGAAAAGGACATGTCATATCATACGGTTTTTTCACAGTAGGAAGCAGGTGCTTACATTCTTTGATATGGTTCTTACGGACATATCTGTGAATAGCAGCTACCTCTTTTCTGCTCATTGGTAAAAGGTTGGAACAGCAATTACCGCACTGGCTACATTTTCCATCTTTGCAAAAGTTGTAGATATTATCAGCCATACCTTTCTGAACTGACTCTAAAAATGAAATAACTTCCATAGGCTACTCCAATTCTTCCGCTGTTGGAAACTGAAACACTCCAGACAAACCAATAGTAAGTTTTTCATCAATTCCCTTTGGTGGCGTGTGCCCCATCCTTACAAGGTTATGACACATATAGGCACATCTTAATTCTTCCATGGCTTTCTTCACCTTTTCTTTGGAACTGTATTCAGCCATTTTTGTTCCCATTGATGTCGAAGAGTTGTGGCAATAAATAGCCGCATGCTCAACATCTTCATATTTTCCGACTGCCATGCTCAAAGAACTGATTTCATAAGGTACATCAATTGTTCCATCTTGACTGATCATCCGCACGTTGCCCACCCCCTTCTTTTAAAGTTTCCGCTGTGTCAAACACGTCCTGCAACTCTTCTTTTGTGAAGTTGTCGAGAAGAGATATAACGATATATGCAAACTCTTCTCTAAGCTGTCCAGCAGTACCATGCACCATAAGTTCGCCTTTACTGCATACGATCATATATTCGCCCTCCTATTTCAGAAAATCCGGCAAGTCAGCATCATTTCCGTCAACAACCTCTGCATTCTGCAAAGTTGAATCCGGCTCGGCTGCTGCACTTTTGCTTTCTGGAACGTCTATCGTTTCTGTATCAACGACAAATTCTTCGCTGTTTGCATTTTCAGAAATGTCGCGCTTGATCTGCTCCTGCAAATCTTCCATCGGATATTCCTTAAAATCGTTGTCCTGCATTTCCTCTTTCGTATACAATCCCATTGTCAGTTCTGGACAATTCAAACTAGAAAAGAACGAAGCGGCTCTGTAGCGAAGCATTAACTGCGGCATGGTTTTCCATTTACTGCCGTTCTTGCCAAGCCAACCCTCGGCTTTAGCCATTTCCATATCAACGGTCATACCCTCAACTCTGCGACCATTTTTCGTAGTCCAAGCAAGGCACGAATAAGGCTTGCCATCCTTATCTTTAGTTTCCTCGAACTGTAATTCCATATCGAATTTGCCGGAATTGTTGATTGCCGCAATCAGAAACTTTGAACTCCAAGACGGTCTACCCTGAATTACATACAGATTCTGCATAACCATCAGCGGACTTACTTTCAATCTCTGTGCCTGCTCAATTGCGATCAGACAGTTCGCATCGTTCTTCTGGAATGTTGATGGAACAATTGTGGAACTCGATAATGCCTTTGCCATCTGCATAGCCATGATAAAGTTGTCGGATGTTCCAAAAATTCCAAGGCTGTAATCTGTTACCTTGTTGTTGCTGTGTGCAACCTCTTTCTTTTCCTCTGATACTGCTACTTCCTGTTTCTTTGCTTCTGCCATAATTACTTTTCCTCGCTTTCCTAAATCTCATTAAATGCCTGTACTGCGAACAACTCATTTGCAGTTCTTTTATAAACGTCCCCATCTACTTTCACGATGTAATCTGTCCCTTCTTTCACAAGTTCAACCTTGCAAATTCCTCTTCCTGTACGAACTGTCTTTCTCTGTAAGATCATTTATTTTTCTTCGCTTTCCTCATATTTCTTCACAACTTCAAATTCGTATGTGCTATTCATTGTTTCCACAACAATATTGCCTTTCTCATTTGTATAAGTAGTAATCACACGGCTCGTCCTTAAGGTCATGCCAGAATAATCTGTACCATCAGCATTTCTGATGTAATTAAGAATCATTGGTAACCCAATATGTGCGTGCGGCTTCTCAACAATTCTTCCAATTCTTAATGGATATCTTCCATCTAACCTTGTGTGCCCTGTCTTTATGCTTCTAATATCCACAATGCGATATTCCTCATATTTCCTCACAACCGCCACCTTATCAGCACCGTAGGTTTCCACCCACTTCATATCAACCGATTCATCCGTAACCGTCAGCTTTGCACCTTTGGCATTTACGACTGTATCTCCGGCTTTTACAGAATCCTCGGTCTTAAAGGTGTAACTGCGTGTGCTGTTTGTATATTTTGCTTTTATGTAGTTCATTCTGATCCCTCACTTCCTAAAACAATTTATTTATCAATTCCATTGCATACGTTGTGTCAACCTTGGAATCACCTGTTTCTTCCATGTGCTCCTGTAATGCTTCAACCATCATCTGAAAGTAAGTCGTATCAACACCAGTCAACTGTTCTTCTAATACTTTTACATCTTTCAAATCAAGTTCGTTCAACTGCATACACATTTTCACATACTGACCAGCGTTGATATGGTAACCACGTTCGATGTACTTTCTCGTGCGGATAATAGAGCAAAGTGGATATTTAGAGCCTACATAATATAATTCCTTGTTTATAATGCACTCTAATGCTTTTTGAGGAAGAAATACTTCGTTATTCCATGAACTCCAAGCGCAAGTGCAGTGAACAAAATCATAATTCTTGTGAATTTCCTCTACTTCTCCGTAGAATCTCGTAACAACCTGTATTTTGTTAGAAAGACTGATTGCATTACTGGTAATAAAGCGTGGTCTGTATTTTTCTTTGGAATCTGAATCAGTTTCGTCTGCTTCGCGTTCTGTTCCAACTGCTTCATCTTCCTCGGCTGTAGATTCAAAATTATAGGCGATAGAGTCCCCACCCATTTCATTCTCATCGGCAATTCCTTTGGAACGAACAAAGCATTTTACTGATCCATTATCACTACCGGTTGCCTTTTCCAATTCTTCTCCCCACATAAGAGCAACCGGCTTATCTTCATGTGTAGCATTCCACTTATCCACATAGTATTTTGCAACAGTAATACACGCATCTTTTGTTCTGAAATATACATCGTAGTCATGCACCGGCTCCCCTGTTAAAAGGGAAACCAATGCGCCACCTGTAATAATGGTATTTTCTTTCACTACAGCCTTTACGCTCTCATCCTCAATGCTTTCCATCCAATCACGAAGTTTGTTACCTAAATGTCTCTTGATGTTCTTGCTATTCATTCTACACACCCTCCACTTTCAACTGCTTGTCCTCTGATACCGTCAGAAGAATTAACTGCGCGTCCATATCCGGCACATTGAACTCATTCAGCGATTCTGCATTGTCTACGAAAATCGGGCAACTAACACCGTACATTTCGCTAAGAGAACGGATAATATCCAGTCCGGCTACGATTCTGTGACCGCTGTTTAAGTCTGAATAATCCACACCGTTTACAGTACACTCACAGCAATCTTTCATTCCCCCATTCAACTGCATTTCAAACAGCTTAAAGTTTACTGTCTTGAAATGACTGTTGATGGAATCCGAAATCTTATCCAGTTTGAACCGGATAAATTCTTCCAAGAGATAAAGCATCTGTTCCTGGTCTGCGACTTTCTGACCGATTTCTTTCTGTTCTGCCTGCAACTCTGCAATTCTCTCGTCAATCTCGACATTCATAGATGCCTTGGCAACAATAGCATTGACTTCATCAAGCCGTGCCTGCAAATCAGATTTCTCGGCTTTCAATTCATCAACAACACTGTCTGCACCCTCTGATTCCAACTTTTCGATTTTTGCAAGAACTTCATCATGTTCAGCTTTCAGCTTCGCATATTCCTCATTCTGCGAATAATCAGCTTCTTCCGGCAACTGTGATAACTGCTTGGAAAGTTCCTCTTTCTGCGCAAGTGTTTCCTGCTCCTGCTTCTTCAAGGATTCAATAGACTGCTGCAACTCCGCATTCTTTTCGGTCAACTCGGTAATCAGATTTTTCTTTTCCGTTCCAAGAGTAATCAGCCGATTCAGCTCTACTTTTTTGTCCGTATCAAATTTGAATCTGTCAGTTTTCAGCTTTTCTTCCGCATCTGCCTTAGCCTTAGCTTTTCTCGTTTCAAAATCTGCCTTAATCTGCTCGATTTTATCGTCCGGCAACTTCTGACCGCATAAAGAGCAAACAGTCGTAGAATCGTCAAATACCCACTTGGATTCATCGAACTGGTAAGGTGCTTCATCAAACGCTTTGGCTTTCTCAGCATTATATTTCACACCCAAATTCTTACGTTCAGCATCGGCATCAGAAATAGCCTTTTCGTTATCCATGATCTGATTCTCTGCGCTCTGAATCTTCTGGTGTAAATCATCAATTTTTTCGTCAGCGTCAAAGATGTCGTCATCAAGTTTTCTGCGTTTTGCAGACAACTCTCCGCTCATGGTCTGCGTGATTCCTGACATATCGAACTGCAGCTGCATTTCTCTGCTTCGCAAGTCTCCAATGGCACTTCCGGAATTTGCAATCTTGCCGTCTATCTCCGCAATCTTTCTTGTCAAATCAGCTCTTGCCAACTCCCGCTCTGCCACATCAATATCAACCTTAGATTTCTCTGCTTCATCAATACGGACCGGAATTTCAGCCCGCTTCTTTTTCCACTCTGTAAGTGCCTTGGAAAACTTAGAGCGAATATCATCTGTAGACGGTGCTTTCTCTAATTCATCAAGCAACGGTGCATACTTGGCATCTGTCTTTGCCAACTCCACATCCGAAAAATCAGCAATAAGTTTCATAAGAATATCTCTCTGCTCTTTCCACTTCAAAGAAGAAAAATACTGTGGATTGGTCAGCATTTTAAACATATCCTCACTCTGCGCTAAGCCGGAAACATAGGCTTTGAAATCAGATTCACTCTTTGGATATCCGTCAATCTCAAATGAATTAACATTACCCTGTAACGTGACTGTATCGGTTCCACGCTTCTTAACCCAGTTCTGCTTCTGAACTTTGGAAAGCTCTACTTCCTTACCATCCACATCCAAAACAGCCACGACCTTAATCTCTACGTTATCAACGCGGTTTCCATCCTTATCCAACGGTCTGACATTGAACTTTTCCTCTCCGGCACTATTCTTGTTAAACAACAGCCATGTGAACGCATCAAAGATGGTTGTCTTTCCTGCCGCGTTCTGCCCTTTAATTTTTGTTTTTTCTGAAAAATTTACATCAAGGCTTTTAATTCCTTTGAAGTTTTCAATATGTAACGATTTTAAAATCATTTTCATTTTTCTCCACCCACTTCCTTTTCCTTATATTCTCTCTTGAAACTGTCAATGCAATGGTTGATATATCCACATCCTAAAATGTTGTTTACCGCATCTGCATCATAAAAAGTTGTTGCAGTTCCTGATTGAAAAATATCTGTTTTTTCAGTTCCAATAACATAATCGATAAGAAGATTGACTTTTGTTTTACATTCGACTAACTCCTCGTATTCATCTCTTGGAACACTCACATAATCCTTATTCTTCGCCATCTTCCAACACCTCGATTCTGCTTACAGATACCTCATAAACCGTTCTCTCTTCCTCTGAACCGTCTGGATATCGTTTCAAGTAGTTCCGGCTTTGAATTCGTCCATCAAATCTCACATGAGAACCAACCGGAATTTCGGATGCAAATTTTGCATTTCTTCCCCATGCAACGCATGGAATATAATCGGATTTTCCAGTATGTCTATAAACCGCAATGAATAGGTCTGAAATTTCCCTACCGTATGGAGTTTTTCTATAAGTCGGTTTTTTACACAAATATCCATTAAGGATAATCATGTTTGTATCTCCGCCATCTAATTCATTAAAGATTTCGATTTCATTCACAAAAACATATAAAGCTAATTTTCCATCTTCTGTATTACGAGAACGAAACTCTCCATTGATGAATACTGTCTTTCCCTCATATGTCTTGTTTTGTTCGATAACCCTATCGGATATTAGAACTGGAATTCTGTCTTCTGTACCGCTCAATCGAACTGTAGAAATCTCTGATTCACAAAATGATTCTCCCAAAAGCTCGTGGCTAAATGTAAATTCTTTTGTAATCTTTCCCATCAGCTCAACCCTATTATTTTTTAATTGTTCTATGTTCATAATTGATTTTCTCCTGTCCTTTCGGTATAATATAAATGCTATTGGGCATGGTAGGGCACTGCTCTCTATGCCTTTATCCTTTTGCGTCTACAATTTGAATATAGACATAATCACCATATTCAGCTATCCATTCGTTAACTCTGTTCTCATTATCCCGATACACATCTATGCTGCGTCCAAGCTGAATTGTGCCTTTTTCTGATTCCGGTACGCTGATTCCGTAACCGGTATCTGTGAATTGAAAGTATCCGATCAAATCTCCTACTTCGCCATCATCTCCAACCGCATACATAATGATCGTTTTGCCAAGCCATTCTTCTTTTCCTGCGACTGATAATCCCTCCACCGGATATTGACCATTCGCACACGGTTGCCCTGTCCATGTATAACAGGTTGCCCGAATCATTGTTGGTTCTCCATACGGATCAATGCTATGTACATCTGCTTTTGCAGAATTTCCACACAATACCGAGAACAGAAGCATTAACAGCATAGTTGCTATAAGTTTCTTCTTTCCTATCTTCACTCTTTCCCTCCGTTTCCCATAAATCCCATTACTTTGATTTCCTCTGGTGGTTCCGCAATCATTCCTGTAATTCTTCCGTCATTCAGCTCAATAGCTAATCCGGCTTTTTTGAGACATTTAATCATTGCGATGTCTGCATCATTCAAATCTGAACTGTTCATTTGCTTATCACTCCTTCCGCTTAACAACCAAAGTCATATGTTCCATCCGCAATTTCCTCATAATAGAAAGCAATGAAATCTGTCAGCAGGGCAATAAACTCTGAATTTGTCGGCTTGCCCTTTTCCGCTGAAACTGTATATCCAAAGATTTTATTTATTATCCCTAAATTGCCATTTTTCCAAGCAATTTCGATTGCATGCCGGATAGCTCTCTCTACCCTCGTCCATGTGTCATTGTTTTCTAACGCAATCTCAACATAAAGAGTTTTTGTGATACGATCGAGCTTACTTCTATCATCAAGCCCTTTTTCGATTGCACTTATCATGTATCTATGACCTTTAAGGCTATGTTTCACACCTATCTGATCTAAAGTCTTTCTTATTGCTATACTCTTTTGTCTATCCATAATTTTCTCCTTCATTTTTATATAGTGGAAAACAGTTTTTTAATTTGGGGTTTCAATCTCTTGATTTCAAACTTTTCCTCTGTTTTATCATCGATTATGTATTTACCTTCCTGATGCATTGTGCGAGGCTTAACTCCCTGTTCTTCCGTAAATTCAAGCAAAATATCTCTTCCGCCATGTAAGATGTGCATCTGATTGACTACTTCCATCCAACAGAGCATACATTTAATAATGTCCCAATTTTGATATTCCATAAGAAAATCTATCGCCTTATCTCCAATCACTTTATCGATTCCGAACTTTCTAATGTAATCCATAGTGTAAAAATAATCTTTGCACTGGTATTTTTCTCCATCAAATGTCTTTTCAATAGGGAACATATTCATAAACTCTCTCGGTGTCAATAATCCGATCATATCGTCAATCGCACTGATAATCCGAAACTCATTAACGATAAATTCCGGCTCTGCACTTTTAAACACATCAAAAGCTGTTGTAGATTTCAATTTTATTAGCAAAAACAGATCTTTTTTAAATTCATCCGGATAGGTTTCTTTCATTTCATGCATGCTCATATCGCTTTGAGAGTTTATTATTTCATCATATTTTCTTAAAAACGCTCTTTCGTAGTTAACGTGCCTTGGCTTAAAATCAATCAGCTTTTTCCCGTCCATAACATAAAAATCATGCACTTCTTTCGTCTCCTCTCATATTTATCAATCCTTTCCTACTCCGTATCTGATTGCCATTTCTTTTACGATGGCTGTATATCCCTCGATCAGTTTTTTGTCCTCTGCGATAATATCCACATAGGATAATTTATCTCTAGTCGATTTACAGATACCCTCGTCAGCCATTCTTCTACGCTTGTTTGTCAACCGCTGTTTCAGATTCACACCCATGCGTTTTGACAGCAGTTCATAGCTTTCGGCTCTCACTTGGCTGTATGCCTGTCCACCGCCAAGCTCCATGCTGATCTTGCGCAGGATGTTTCCAGTATCATCACGCCATGATGTTGTATCAAGCGCAACAACTTCCCGGATGCTCTCAACTCTCTGCTCCACATGGTTTATCTGCTCCGCCTGCCGCTTCTGTTCTAATTCCATTTTTGCTTGTTCATCAGCAATGGCATAAAACATCTGCATTTGCGGTGAGAGCTGTGAGCGGTTGATTGCCATTTCTTTTGCCTTGTCCTCTACGGTAATAAAATACTGTCGAGCAATCTTCCCTTTTGAAGAATGGGATTCCATAGACAAGTGTTTTGCAAAGTCCGTTGTAAGCCGGTAATCCTTGCAATTATTACCGTTCGACATGATGTCGAACCCCCACCAATCTTTGTTTTCCTCATAGAACTCATTGGATTCGATATTTGTTTTCGCCCATCTTGAAAACTGTCCTTGCGCTAGTTCCAAGAAATCATACAACGCTCTTGCTGTGGTCATTCCGTTTTCATCAACACCAAGCGCGATCTCAATTGGTGTTTGCATTTTGGTTGTTTCTAATTCGTTCATAAAATCTCCTTTCTGTGTTATAATCTATTAATCAATAATTGCTGGAGGTGGTAATTTGAAATACTTTCTTATTTGTGACTTCTCAACAATATCCTGCGATCGTTCAAAAGTAGCCAAGATTTTATCTGGAAATGAAATACTCTTTGAAAACCGCAATAATTTTTGCTGGGAGCTTGAAGTTCCTACTTCATTTGGAAATCCGTTTTGTGCTTCAAATTCAGAATCTATTCACGATCTTTTTCTGAACTATCTGAATAAGAACAGTTTTCTTCTGGTGGTAAAAGCAGATGAATATTATCCCAACGAAGATTAGGAAAATTCTTTCTGACCTCTCTGTCTACTTTTTCCGGATTCATCCAGTCCCGTAGGCAGAGAAACTGTTCCATTCCATCAAAAGTTTTAACCTCAACAATTCGGGCAAGTTTTTCCAGCCTTTGTTCCATTCCCTTAAAATATGAAGTTGGAGCAACAATTAGGTCGTTAGGCGTTCTTATTTCTTGCAATCTCCTCTCCTTTCCTACTCCAAGAAATACTCAATAGTAACTCCGAAGTAATCTGCAATCTTTTTCAGCTTGTCTACTTTCGGTTTGCTCCTTCCAGATTTCCAATCAGAAAAAACTGTTGGGGCAAGACCAATATCTTTCGCAACTCGATATGTAGTAATTCCTCTTGCTTTTACAAGTTGCTCAAACTTCTGGTACATCAAACTCCTCCTTTCTTGAAATTGGTTAGGATATTCTGTATAATTGTCTTAGCCTTATCAAAGGTAGAAAGTAGGTGTTGCCGCTTGAAAGCAATATTGAAACTGCCCTGTTCCTACATAATCACAATGCGTAAGGCTGTACTCTAAGCGGAACAAAAACCGCTAAAGTGAGTGGTGCACCATAGAGGTCTTTTGTTGCTTTAGGACAGGTGTCATAACTTCTGCAAGTTGTGTAGAGAAACACATAATAATTCACCGATCAGAAACAATGTCCAAGCACAGAGAAGTGCAGTCCTAACGGAGAATAACCGCGGCTTTGGGTTATGACAAACTTCGGTGCGTGTAGGTAAACAAATTTTGAAGGATGGCTTTGTGCGAACATACGAAAGTGTGTTAAAGTAACCGCGCAAAGTCTTTTCTTTACAAAATACCCTAACTTTCTATTGAAATCATTAAGGAAATCCGTTATAATTCTCTTTGGCGAAAAGAACTAATCAGAGAAATATTAAAGAACCGTTTCCTCTTATTAAGGTTTTCCTTAATTTAAGGTTAGTTTATTATACTTTTCTTTAATTGTCAAGTGGATTTTTACGGTTTTCTTTAATATTGTTTAAGAGGTAAAATAATGTATGAAATTTATCAAAAACTACTTGATGAAAAAGGATTGAAAAATGCCGATATTTCAAGAGCAACTGGCATAGCAAATATGACTTTATCAGATTGGAAAAATGGGAAAAGTACGCCTAAACAAGATAAATTAATGAAAATTGCTGATTATTTTGGCGTTAGCTTAAATTATCTTATGACTGGTTCTGATAGTAAATATTCAGATGCCGATGCTTTACTGGATGTTCGTATTTCAGAAGATGCAGAACTAAAAGAAGCCATCAAGAAATACTACTCTCTTGATGACTGTAAGAAAAAACATATACTTGAATTAATTAATTTACTTAGCGAGGAATAAACAATGATTACAAATGAAAACGACTTTTTAGGTCTTCTTATTTCATGTGCCGATGAAAATCACAATTGCGATGTATTTGAAGTGATAAGCGAATCTGGAATGTCAGATATTGATTGTCTTCCTTTTATGAAATCTCTTCAAGAAAAAGGATTAACAGAGACATTAGATATGGAAACAATTCACATATATCCAAAAGCTTACGACATTTATGTACCCAAAGCAGCAGAATTGCAGGAATCAATTGTTAAGGCATCCAAATTCACGATAAAATCTCTCTTTAATATCATCGTTGGAATTATCGTTGCTGTGATTTCCGGATTTATTATCTATCATTTCGGCTGGCAGTAACCCCAATACTTTCAAAACAAGAATTATTGCGTGAACAGGCACATCATCAAATGTACCTGTTTTTATCATTGTGTTTATGCACATTAAATCAAATAATTGTTTTTCAGATAATCTTATGCCAATATTTGAATATCCAGAAATACTTGTATCTATACTTTTTTCTTTGTCAGACATTTAAACACCTCACATACTTTTTGCTATTTTTTTCGAAACAAATATATAAAAATATCGCAGTATCCTATTGTCATCTATATCGTCGAATAATTTTCGTAATTCTTCTCGATATTCCTCATTTGTCATTTCAATATCTTTTGTACTTTCATGCATAATATAATTTTTCGCTCCTTTCTCTCCCACAAAAGTTATAATCATATTACCACAATTGCAGGAGAATAGAAGAGTTTTTGTAAATATTTCCACAAACGTGGAAATTATTTATATGGGGAGTCAAATAAATCTGTAATTTTCACATCAAGGGCCTTTGCTATATCCTCCATCTGCGTCATCCTTGGCGATCGTTTCCCCGTCTCATAATTATGTAATGCGCCATGACTAATACCTGTTTTTTGTTCCAATTGCTCTAATCCCCAGTTCTTTTTTGTCCTTTGTTCCCAAATCCTCATTTTCATATACTTATATTTTATATCCCTAATGAAAAAAATCTACTGGTAATATCTGGAAGTATTGCAATATCCTCATATTTGTGCGATAATTCAACTGTTATATATGGGGAGTGCGAGTTTTGAAATCTTATAAGTGCTCTTCCCCATAAAATTATATTTTAATTCAAAGAAAGGATAATTATTATGGAGAACGAAAAGAAAAAAAGCAAAAAGAAATGGATTATCATAGCCATCATTATCGTACTGGCTATCATAGGAATCGTTTCATGCGGTGGAGATGATGAATCAGGTACCGTTTCAAACAACGAATCTAGCAAAGATTCATCTAACAAGAAATCCGATAATACGGATAAACTCAAGGATTCCGATTTTGAAGTTACTGAATATCGTTACGGCGAAGGAAATGATAACACATATATATTGAAAGTCCAAAACAACTCTAAAAAGACCGTAGATATAGAAGCAGAAGTAACTGCATTGGATGAAAATGGCGAAGCCTTATCTGTCGCAAGTGATGACATTTATACATTGGAACCAGGAAAAGCATCTGTAATGGAATTCTATTTTAATGACGGAACTCCTGCCAAATTTGAATACAACATTGATTATTCAAAATCATCACATGAATCAAAAGTATCTAATTTGGATATTTCAGAAACACAAAATAACAAAAATGTTGTTATAAAATGTACTAACACATCAAATGAGTCCGTTTCATACCCAGAGGTCGCAATTTTATTTTTTAAAGGCGATACACTTGTACAATACGATATGAGCTTCTTCCTTCCTGATACTGATGATGAATTGAAACCTGGAAAATCAAAGTCCGTTGAGCTTGAATGTGACGAGGATTTTGACAGATATGAAACTTTCTATACCGCATGGTAAATATAAAACCTTTATGACTTACATTTAAAGGACCGCGTTTTGCGGTCCTTTCTGTTATTTAATACCCAAGGCTCGCCCATGTTTTCGGTCCACAGACTCCATCCACTTTTAATCCTTTATAAGACTGCCATCTCCTTAAGATTTTCTCGGTGATTGCTCCAAAATCTCCGTCTGCTGCTAAGTATTTTTTCTTACCGTTGATCTCACAGGACTTAAACCTCTGGGCAAGCAATGCCTGCTGCAGCTTTCTGACCGCTTCACCCTTGCTGCCTCTTCGGATCGTCGGAAGCTCTGTATTGTCTCTTGCTGCCTGTACCGGCTGCTGTACAGCAGTACAAGGAGTCTTGTACAATCTCTGCTCCTCTTCCCTACGTCTTACCAGTCCGTTTAATTTCTTTCCGTTCGCTTTGTTATAGAGGATGATTTTCTCTCCGATCAGATCTACATTTCTGTCCTTACAAAGCGTCTTTAAGTTGCCTGATCCGCAGTTGTATGTAAAGGACACCAGTGCATCAAACTGGTTCTGATTAAATCCTTTTCCAATCGCATTGACCGCTTTCTCGGCACCTGCCACATCTTCACGCAGATAGGCTTCTGCCTGTGACTGTGTGATCTTCTGTCCTTTCTTCACGCCTTTCGTGTGTCCATACCCGATCGTCAACTTTCCTGCCGGGCAAACATATGCCGTTAACCGACATCCCTCATATTTTTTGATAATTGCCAATCCTTTTTCTGATACCTTCATTACTGTTCCTCCTTGTCTCTTAACTGGATCAATACCTCTTTCAACTTTTCCGGAATCGGAATAAACTCTGCTGCATTCTCTAACAGGCTGATGCCTTCGTTGCACACATAGAATGTGATCACAATTTCTCTAAGTGCCACTGCATGATTTAAAAACTTCTGGATCTCAAATGCGACCGCAATGATGATAAACATCAGGATTTTTTTCAAAAGTCCCTTATAACCCACCTCTGAACTAAGCTGTTTTAAATAAACTGCTTTGATAAGTCCGGTCACATAGTCAGCCACTGCTAAAAACACAATGGTCTTTAGCAACACGTCCCAACCTCCAAGGAAATATGCCAGCAGTCCTCCTAAGACTCCGCCGCATACGCTGATACCGTTAAATAATTTTGCCATTTTAACACTTCCTTTCTTCTTTTTATACAAAAACGCCCTGTATCTTCTGATACAAGGCGCTTCGGCTCTACTCTGTGATCGCTGCTCTTAATTCTTCTTTCTCTGCATCCGTCAGCTTGGGATAACCGGCTAAGATATCCTCAAGTTCTTCGCCCTCTGCCATTCTCCGGCGGATGACACGGAGCATGATGTTTTTCGCTGCGTTACTCATTATGCTTCACCCCCTAACAACTCTGCTAAAACCTCGTCCTGCTCTGCCTGTGTCTGTTCAAGGTTTTCTAAACGAAGTTCTGTTGCAGATTTTATATGCATAGTAACCATTACTCTTCCGTCCTCATAAACGGTCGCAGACTCAAAAGACAGGTTCTTATATGTACCGTAAATTTCCTTATCCTCGCCTGCCACGGTAAGCTCCGTGACCGGTCGAAAGGCTTCCTCCATGTCTGCTACTTTCTGATGCACAATTAAAAATGAAATACTGTCAATTCCTGTAATTGCTGAACTGTAGGCGTACTCTGCGCCATTTGCTTTGATATATTCCATGATTCAACCTCCTTACCTTATTATCCTTTTTATCCTTTAATTCCATAGATTCTAAGCGGAATGCAGGTACCGTTCGCAAGTTTATATGATGATCCCGCTGCGAATGCTCTGTAATAACATGGTTCAAATGTTATGACTCTGTTAGGCGTGGTATTATTTATATAAAATTTTCTTTTTGCCCAAACAAGATCGTATGTGCTGCTATTAATATTTAACACATGGGTAGTTGTGATTTCTGCCCCAACAGTGTTACGAATACAGCATACGGCTCCGGAATTAAAAAATATCATAAATGCATCGTATTTTTCTGGAACAGCAACATTCTGATTCTCGGAGTAAGAGTCTGTCATATTAAAGTTGCTTCCGGTATTGTACCAGATCAAATCAAGTCCTCTGATATTGGCAATCTGATTTGCCAATGTTCCATCAATTGTCGCATTTTTTTCTGTTGCCGGTAATGCTAATCCGGTACTGTCTGTGACTGCGGATGAATCACTTAATTTAACATGACCTGTTGCACTTATTGATGCTTTTACATTAATGTGGCTTATTAGTTCACTCACAGCCTTTGCAATTTTTCCAAGGAATGTATTTCTGGATTCACCACTTTCAAGTTCCGTTAGATTCTCCTGTGATGTAAAATTCGTCCTGAAAACCATTTTAGCATCTGAATCTACACCAATATCGTCACTGGCTTTTACTACTCCTTCGATATCTTCTGTTGCAATTGGTACGGAACTGCCCCCTCTTACAAGCAATTTCCAATATTCGCTGTCATCTGTCGGTGTGTTACCTGTTGTTGTCTTGAGTGCGGCATATGAATTCCCGTCATATACGACCGTATCTAAGTATTCATATGTGACTGTATTGTTATAAGCCCCTTTAGGGGTAAACGCTACTTTTCCTGCATCATTCATTAAACAGTTACCTCCCATAATAAGTGTCCTGCCTCATTTACTGAAAAATCAAACCGACCGCCTTGATACTTTAAGTGTCCAGTCGTAAAATCAATTGTAAATTGCGGAACATTCTGCGATATTGCTTCATCAATACGATTTACAATCTCGTCACTTGCCGATTCTGCCTGTGTTGCATATGCCTGTGCTGTTTGGCTACTTGCCTGTGACCTCTCACTGTAGTATTTACTGTTATCTGTATTCTCGCCTGTCCTTGAATTGGTTCCACCAACCGCATAGCTTTTAGATTCTAACGCACTTGCCAGTGCACTGTTTTTAGATGTCAATGCGCTGTTCACATATTCCAACATCTGCGGCAGATAAGTATTTTCACAATCATTTTTTATCTGTATCACAATGTTGGTATTTGCAGAAGTCTGTTCTGCTAAAGTTTCGATTTGGTCAAGAATCGTGTTGAATTCTTCTTTGTATTCATCTCGAATATCTTTGGTTGCATCTCTGATCTGTTCTTTAAAATCTTCATATGTCCCCATACGTTTTACAACACCAGCTCTAAAACACATCCATACCATTTGCTTGCTCGTATCACTGTCGATAGATACCGCCCATTCTCCCGGCAACATCTTTGTTGGGTCGAAATCATCCTTTGACCCTTTTCTCATCTGAATCGCCATCTCTCGCCCTCCTTTACTACATTAGTGTATAGTCAAATCTAAAATGAACATCTGTACCCTCGGTATTTTCGTATTTTTCACCGCAATTTCTCATATGTAATACACCATCTTTATTCAATCTGATATATATGACTCTCGTTCCAATTGCAGCAATTGTTTGCACGCTGTCGTGTTTCGGCAAATAGCCGCTTGGTATTGGCATTGTTTCCATAGCGGAATTAGCAAGGTCGTATTCTATTTTTTGTCCTGCTTCTAAAGATTTTAGATTTATCTTACCTGTAATTTCTATAAACGCGCCAGATGCTCTTACCGTTCCACTTACAACATAATTTCTTACATCTACTACGGTGTATCCTGCTTCTGTGGTATATGTCCCCTTTGTTGTAGCAAAATCTGTACTTACCTGATTTAATTTTCCGATTTCCGCATATCTTAATTTTGTTAGTAATGGAAAATACAACGGTGTTTCCTGTTGTGATGTTTCTAAAAAAATCTTTCCATCCGGTGTCAAAAATTGGTACTGCGGATCTTCTGTCGTATATTTATATTGAATAACTGATTTGTCTACACCCTGTGTTGTATTTCTAAGATAGATTTTATCCATGCCAGTCAATTTTCCGGTAACTTCTATGTTTCCATTCTGTGCCACTTTTAAATTCTGGGTGTTAATAATGATTCCGCTCTTACTAACTTTGAAAATCATATTATTACTTGCATCGCATACCGTTATCGTGCCATCCTGATTTCTGTATGCTCCGCCAATCAACATACTTCCTGCATTGATCCAGTCGGCATTGATCCCAATAGCATTCAGTACATTTACCACTGCATTACCCTGTGAATCCATTCCGGCATTCCACGTCTGTCCACCATCTGTAGATACTGCAAATGCATCTGCTGTCATTTTCCAAATGGTAGAACTGGTCGCCCGTTCCGGCTTATTATGCATATAGTAAATAATGCTGCCATCTTCCAAGACTTCCTCCGATTTAAAGACACCAAAGGATTGCGTCATAAGGTTTGTTAATTGCTGTACAGCCAGATCATATGCACTTAATTGCCTTTGTGTCTGTTTTCGTGCTTTAACAACTGCCTTGGTCATTTCCGAAAATCTTGTTTGACTGTTTTTAAGCGGTGTTTCTGCATCACATACGAGTTTTTCTACACCGCCAAGATGAAATTCTCTTGTTGATATGAATGCCTGATAACTATTCTGTTTTCGGTCCGTCACATAAGCTATATCTCCGGCTTCAATAGCTGGATTGGTAAGACATTCTACCTCAAGCGGTCTAAATCTCATACCACCTATGCGATTATAAAGATAATTTGCTACAGTCTGTGCTGCTCCTTTTTGAATAAGTGCATTTCCGGAAACTTCTACTACATACCCCTCGTTTCCAACCAGCCTTGTTGCCGGTTTATCGGTTTCTGTTTCCTCAAACTCTTCTGTAACCCTAATTCCTGTGATTACTGCGTCATCGGTAGACATCGTAAATGTCTTTGTTGAAAAAATATGATGGTATGCTTTCTGATCAACAAATGTTCCACCATCCATTGATGCACCAGATGAGTAATCTTTAAAATTACCACCGTCTACTGTGTCTCCATCCGAATATGGAGTTGTGCTAGTTTCAAATGTACCACCATTCAAATTAGCGTTTTTCTCAAAAACAGACATATTGTACCAACCAAGTTTCAGTCTTCCATAGACATCCATTTTCGCCCAACATCCTGCCACCTGTGCTACGCACGCAATGATATCTCCAAAGGTTAACGCATCGTCCTTAGGACGATTTTTGACCACATATCCCTTGTTTGGAAAATTTGCAGACTGTAGTGAGACACCGCAACAATTACAAGCATCTGCAAGAATTTGACCTAATGTTGCCGGGTATTGCAAGGTACTTTTGCTATATGGCTTATCAAATTTAACCATATTATCAAGAAAAGTCAGGCTTATCGTAGAGCCATCATAGCTTGGCTCATCCACAACAAACGTGCCAACTCTAACCTTTTCCAATGCGTTAGATAGTTGTAAACCCACATAAGCAACTACAGTAGCATCCGAAAAATCATATTCACTGAAACCATCGTAGATATTATTAAGCGTAACGGTCAATTTACCTGTAACTGCGGCACCGATCGTAAATGTATTTCCTGCCGACGTTGCATCTTCAATGCTCATGGAATTTTGCCACACGTCTTCCCTTGTTAAATTCAAAACTTTTCCGTTCCGTAGCGTAATATCTAGGAACGGAAGAAAATCTCGATTATCATTAAACAGCTCATTTTTAAATTCTGTTGATACATCAAGCAACTTGACCACCTACCTCTCAATAATATCGAAACTGATTTGTGAGTAGATTTTCTTTTTAACAGTCCACATCTTCATTGGTGCTGATTTGTCACCAACGTAAAATTCTCTTGTTTCATCCGTACCGCTCATGGCATCCGGATAAGTGACATTTATGTATTCCGGATTAAATGCCTGCAATATAGCCGCCGCTTCTTCTTTGGTCGGATTATTCCAACCAAGAGCAATTTTCCTTTTCTGCCCTATTCTGTTCTTGTGCATGATCGTGTCCTGTGTTCTACCGGATGCACTATCTGATACATCCTGCAACCCCCAACTAAAAGAGGACGGCGTTTTTATTGCCGTCCCGTTTACCGAAATCATTGCCATATGATTAACCACCTACAATTCTTTTAGGTTTGCGACTATCTCAAACAATAGCCGGGAAATGTCCATATAATAAAGACATCCCATGATATGATGCCTTAAAACTCTGTTACTACATGGTATCTACTATCGTATTTTGCCTTTCCTTTCTGCGTCATTCTGTATAAGGTTTCGCTATCAACCTTAAATACATTTTCAATTACTGGTGCTTGATTCTGCTGTGAACCACCCATGACTGCCATCATGGCTTGCATAACACCGTCTGCAACTCCGGCAGATACCGCTTCTACAATCTGATCGTTGTTGGCAACAGTTGAACGATTACCAATCTTTCCGACCATTTCGTTAATACCATTCTCACGAGCCATAAATAGCTCGCCTGTCTCAGGGAATCCACCGCCAGCATAAAAGGATATATTTGGTGTTCCGTCAAAACCAAGCGTTTTCCATAGTTTTGACGCAAATCCATCCTTGTCATATTCAATATGGAATTTTCCAATGCTAATTGATGGGAATTTAAGTCCTAAGCTATCCCACCATTTTTTCATTTCATTCCATTTTTCGCTTAAGCCTCCTAATATATCTGGAAACTCTGCGGATATTTTTTTTAACTTTGATTTTTTATCATTCCACCAAGTACGAGCTTCACTCCACTTTTTGCTCAACTTTTCTTTAATATTTTGATATGTGGTCTTGACCTCCTTAAGAGGATTTTTGCTCTTCCAATACTTTATAGCTTCACTCCACTTTTTACTTAGCTTCTCTTTTATGTTCTGATATGTGGTCTTAACCTCATTTAATATTTTTTTTGTTTTCCAGTAACTTATAGCCTTATCCCACTTTTTGCTCAACTTTTCTTTAATATTTTGATATGTGGTCTTGACCTCCTCAAGAGGATGCTTACTTCCCCAATAACGCGTTACATTTGACCACTTCTTTTTTACTTTTTCTTTAAATTCTTCGTAAGTTGCTTTTATCTTTTTAAGTGGTTTCTTCTTTTCCCAGAATTTTACAATTTCATTCCACTTAGTTTCTACTGTGCTTTTGAGTTCCCCAAAGATCTCATCATTCTTTCCTTCCATCTCTTTGGCTTTTTCGTTCCAAGGCTCCCACCAATCATCAATGTCTTGCTTCCATAGTGCCATTGCTTCACTATAGGAGCCATCTTCTATAGAAGAGAGAAATGTATCAAAAAATCCACCGTCTCCAAACCATTTGAAATCCTTATAGTAATCTTTGTCCTTCGGGAAAAGTTTTTCTCCTATTAATTTTCCAAGGTTTTCTCCACCTTCCCATGCTAGTGTAATAGCTGCAACTTTTAGAGAAAGTTTCATCTTTCCAGTCAGGGTGTGAGACGCTAAAAATGCTGTGATTGGAGCACCAATAAGATTAGATATTTTATTATTGGAATCAGCTAATTTGAATGTGGCTAATCCAAGTCCCAATCCTATCACTACTTTTCTCAATGTGATTCCTTGCTCTGCAAGTCTTTGTGCAATAAGTCCTCCCAGCTTTCCACCCAGACCACTAAATTTCAATCCCATGAAAAGTGCCACGATAGCGGACTCAATTGGAGCTGTCTCTACAAATCCCGTTATGGTATCTCCAATAGCACTGATTAGACTAAGTGCGAGCTTATCAAGTTTCCATGCAATACTCAAAAAATCTATTTCGCTAATGAATGTTGCAATAGATTGTCCTATCTTTTTCCAATCTGTTTTTCTTAATGCTGTAGTAAGCGCATCTATGAGTCCCTTTGCCCATACATTCAATGTTTCTGCCAATGCTTTGAAATCAAAATCTTTAAAAAAACGATTAATTCCTGCTGCGATGGATTCTCCTAGATTCGTCCAGTCAAAGGTTTCTCCAAAGGAAAGTGCCGCATAAACAGCTGTATTTAAAGATCCTGCGATTGTGCCACCTACTGCACTAAATAATTCTGGTGTAATCAATCCATTTAGGAACTCTGCAAGTCCTGTACCGAAATTGCTTGCAACTTTATATACCTTGTCCCACTGGATGCTTTCTAGGGCATTTGTGATTCCATTACTGATATAGGTTCCGATTCCTTCGTAATCTCCTCGCTTAAACGCATCACAGATTCTATCAGCTACTTCCTGTGCTTTGTTATCCATACGAGCAAAGGCTTCATCCCATGCTTTCTGATATTCTTCTAATGCTTTTGCTATCGCTTCATCTAAAATTGGCGAGCCGCCTGTCCCGCTTTTGTCATCACCATCCTTAGAACCAGACGAATCTGAATTATCATTAAGCTGATTAAGTTCATCAAATCCAAGTACTGTATTCTTTAATTTCTTTGCAGCTTTATCGGCTTCTTTTAATGCGTCCCCTGCATCTTCCGTATCACTTACGAAATTCTCCATTCCATTATCTGCTCCGCCCATAGACGAGTTAATGGATTTGAACTCAATACCTAATAAGCTACCAATCCAGGCAAACAGTCGTTGTAACGCCATTACTAGACCATTAATATACGGCAGCACTTTTTCTACAATTGGTAAAAACAGGTTTCCGATTGTTCTTGCTAAATTAGCAAAATTCTGCTGAAGCATTCTCAACTGATTAGATGGAGAATTCATAGTATTTGCCAGATCTCCAAATGCAACCTTAGATTGATCTAACATAGCGAGCAAGCGCAATTGCGCTTTTGTCGCTTGGTTCATTTCAGAAACAGCCGTAGATAATCCGTATTTATATGCATATTCCTGTAATGTTGCATTTGTAATATCAATACCAAAGGCACGAACTGCACGGCTCTGTCCTGCCAATGCAGATGCAAACTTTTCAAAAGACTGTTCAAATGTAGTGTTTCTTAAGGATGCCCAGTCAGTACCAAGCATAGTAAGAGCATTGGAAAAATTCAAAGCACTTTCTTCTGCTACACCGATTGATTCTGACACCTGTGCAAACATTGCCTGATAATTCATTACGGTATTAGGATTCATTCCGAGATTTTTCTTGCCTGTATATGTGGCATTACCATCTGAATCAATTTCGTAACCTGTCATTTTGGCTGTAAGTTGCTTTGCTCTGTCAGAAAATGAATTTGCATAAGATTCCGCTGAGTCATATCCTGCCTGTTGCCAATTTGAAGCTGCATCGTCTCCTAATTTACGCATTGCTACTTCAAAATAGTTTACAGTCTCAAGGAAATTCATTGAGGACTCTACAGATTTCCATGCTTCTTTAACTCCACGAATGATTAGAAAAAAATTAGCGTAGAACGACCCTGCTATTTGTGAAAAACTTCTGAATCCTTTGCGTGATTTTCCGATGGATGACGTAAGTGTATTAAATGCTCTTGATAACATCGATGTTTTCTTAGTCGCATCGCCACTATCCGCACTTGGAATCGAATCTGCTCTTGCACCTTGGGACGCTAAATTGGCGATTGCATTGGTCATCTGAATAAGATTTCCGCTAACAGCAGGAGCTTTTGATAGTGTAGACATCATTTCATTCAATGCCTTTGAAATTCTCGGCATATTCGCAATAGCTTTATCTATGTTCTTCCCACCCATTTTAGATATGTTGTTAGCTACGCTTCCTAAGGTCTTGGCATTTTGAGAAACAGCACCAAGCTGATTCATTCCAGATGCTAAAACACGAATATTCTGTGCGGTCTTTAGCATGTTAGAGGTAGGGATTCCGCTAATTGCTTTTATACCGTTTGCAAGATGCTGGAAGCTATTTGCATTTACGCCAGATAATCCAGCACTCGCCTTTGAAATCTGCTCAATGCCATTCGCAAATCCGGCTAGATTACTTCCGTTTATTTTTCCAATGGATGCACTTACGCCATCCAATTTTTTAATTAATGTGTCAAGTGCTGCAACTGCTTTCGTAGCCTGTGTTTCAATTGCAATATCTAAACGGTCAATCTCTGCTCCCATACTTCCCACCAACTTCCTACAGTTCTCTAAGCTCAGTGACTACCTTTCTACGCGATAGCCAGTTAAAAAGAATAGACGCTGTGACACGCCTACTCCTTATCTTCATCAAATCTTCTGTTAAATTCTTCTATCCAAAGTTTAAACTTTTCTTCTGGCGATAAGGTTTTTTCCTTTTTCGCAAGAAACAGTGGTTTCTTTGGATATTTCGTATGCTTGTTGAAACAGGATGCAATTGCCTGCTGCACATATAAACCATTGTAGTATGCTGATACATCCAATAGTTTTAACTGTTCCTGTTTCTCCTTGATGTAATTATCCTGATACATATACATGTACTTTGGGTTAAGCTCCCAGAATATATCCAATGGAATTTCCATTCGCAGTGCAGCCGGGAGCCATACATCATCAATTAGGCTGGAGAAGGTTACTCTCCGCTCTCCAATGACTTCTGTTCCGTCTTCTGCAATGTAGATTTCTTCGTATTCTTCGGTTTCTCCTCCGCTTTGTCCAGACCGAGGAGCTTCTTGAAAAAACCACTGCTCTGTACCGCTTCTGCATATGCTTTGTAAATATCTTCAAGTGTTCCACCGCCCATAATGTGCTGTTCTACCAAGTAATCCGCCTGTTCAGCATCACAATTTGCCACAACTGCGGTAAATGCCGATACGGCTGTGAAGATATATTTTCTGTCAATTAAACCCTCTACGGGCAGTCCCATTTGCTCCATCCTTCTTGAATGTGCAAAACTTAATTCCGGAACCTGATATGTTTTGTTGTTGATTTTTACTGTTGCCATAAAATTTTCCTCCAATCAATCTTAGCTTGCTTCGCCGACTGAAATCTTTGTGGAAGGTGATACGGAAAGGGTCATCTCACGGATGCCATTTACCTCGCCCTCATTGATGTAAACTGCATGTTGGCCATCCCATGTGGCTACGCCATCTACTCCATCTTTTCCCATCTTCAAACGGTACTTTAATGCTTTTCCTGCTTTTGCTTTTACTGTTGTATAAGCTGCTAAAGTGTAATTTGCTGTAAATTCCATAGCATCCATGGACTGTACACCAGGAACAAAGGTTTGAGATTCATCTTCCAGATCTGTTGTCTCTAACTGATCCGGTGCTCCACCTAATGCCGGGTAAGACTTGATCTTGCATAACTTTGACCATGTCGTTCCATCTTCGCTTACTTCCAAAGTAGTTCCAATCGTGTTTACCGCTTTTTTTTCTGCTTCTGCCATAATATTTTCCTTTCTACCGCTATCTAACGCGGTCAGCGAATGCCTCACGTGTTGGCATCCGGTTCATAAAAATAAGAGCCTTTCGGCTCCAAGTTTCATTTATCTGCTCCCGACATTTATGTCGGGACCATTTTAATTTGTCTCTTTTATCTCATCTCCATCTGCATAAATGCGTTGAAATCTTGCAACCCACCGGCTTACGTTTGGGTCTGCTGCATTTGCAACAGGCAACGGACCGGCTTTGCACTGCCAACCATACTTAAGCATAATTTCTTTCGCCTTACTGCAAATCGAATAGCAAGTGTTATCCGCAAGACTTCCGGTTGCATATGCCGATATGGTAATCATTGGTGTCTGTGAACCCTCGTTACCTTCCAAATCATAATTTCCACCGGATATATCACTCAAGGCTACATCGCAATATGGGAAATCTGCTTGCTTTGGAGTAATATACCTCCCGACCTTGCATTTGGGATATTCTTTTTTCATTTTTTTCTCAAAGTGTGTGTAAAATGTATTCCATTCAAATGACATTACTTGAACACCTCCCTCGCAATTTTCACAACTTTCTCTTTTAATTCTTTCCCGGCATTATACATAGGCATCTTCGGAGACGTACCACTTGAATAGTGCCAAACACCCTGTAAATCCATGTACCACCATCCCGGTTCGTTTCCATGCGTACCGTAAGTACCAGTTCCAACACCCGGAATGTTCGCCGGATTCTGTGCCGGAAGTCCAGCACCAAATTCAAGCATAAGCGCCGGAGAGATCTCTTTGCTCTGCACACCGTCCTGGTTCTGCCATTTGCTCACAATCTTCTGTGAATCTTCCATGAAGAAGATTGCCTTGCATCCAGCTTTCTCCGGTGAGATTTCCGAGGACAGCCGAACGTACTTGCCGAAACCGCTGCTGCCGATGTGAGCCTGCGCAATGGCTATCCCTTCGGCGGATAACCTCTGACACAACTCCTCGCATTTTCCATCAAGGCTGTTTTGGTACGCCTTAATCTCCTTGATAGCGTTCTGAATCTCTTTTACGGACAATCCGAAACTAATCTTTGGCATCAGCATCAACCTTTCCGTTTTCATCGTAGATGTCGAACATTTCACCGCAATAATCAAAAGTGCTTTCCTGCAACCGCTTGATTCTTTTCAACGTTTTACAGGTATACACCTTCATTCCTTGGTATTTTCCATCAATACCAGTAAACTCACCACGGTAAAATCTGGAATAACGAGGATGCTTATAAACAGCTCTATCTTCCATCATATACTTTCTTTCAGGAATGACCGTTCCGTCCGTTTTCTTGATAGGTGGAATCGTCTGTTCATATGGTTCTTTTCTCAAATAATACATAGCTGCCACCTCACAAAATATCTAATTCCGAATACACCTTGAAAATCTTCGGAGACTGAATAGTGAACCAATCAACCATTTCCTCATTCTTCGCCCATGCGCCGCCATACTGGTTTGAACTATCGGACAATCCGCTCTCATTCAAAAACGCATGAATAATTTCATGGCGCAAGGTTCCCTTTCGACAGGTTTCTTTCTCGGTTTCGTCCATGGACGAAAAATATTTCTCTTCTGACATATCAGCAACGACGATCAATTTACTGCTTTCTCCGCAATAGCCGACAAGTTTATTGTCCTCCAGATAGCTGTCCTCTGATACTCTGTGGGTTTCAATCCGGTATTCAGTTCCAAGAATATTAATTTTTCTGTTTTCCATATCATCCCTCCGGTAATTCCTTAATCGCAATCACAATCCCATTTAGACTTTTTGCTGGCGGTGCGGCAACCTCATAGTTGGCGCTATCGCCATTCACAGAACCGTCCTCGTTGTATTGTGGTTCACAGCCAATCCATAGCCGTGTCAGCTTGGTAATCGGGCAATCCATATCACAAGTAGATATTGTCCGGGAATAATCAACGCTACTTCCGAACACATCAGCCTGCACATCGCCCTTGCCTGCTGAAATATTGGCATAAAAAAGAACCGGGTCATTATAACCTGGTTCTGTTCCTATCTCGACAGGGATTTTCTCTCCGTCAATCTCTATGTACTTGATATTTCCGTCTTCGTCACAGTCATATACCTTTTTCTCGGCATCGTAGGTGGCGTAATAAAACGGTTGTTTGTTCTTTTTCAAACCTCTCAAATCACTTATTCCTCATCAGAACTATTTACATGCGCATTTTGCATATAAATTTTAATCTGCTCAACAAACTCTTGCATCAACTGAAATGCATCTTTTGCCTGACTGATTCGAGGGAAATAATCACTTCTTGTAGCTTTAAGAATATGTACATTATTTCTCAAATCGTACAAATCACATATACGCTTTGCTACATCAGCCGTAATCATTCCCTTTTCAACAGCAAACTCCGTTCTTTCTTTTATGCTCATACTCTTTATTGATTTCTTCTGCAACTTCTGTTTACATGTATATATGGTTGAATTTGCATAAGTCAATTTAGCATCTTTCGATAATACACTAACAGGCGCATAAACCGTGTTTCCATACTTTGTCATAATTTCATTTTTAAAGTTCTTCTCTATCAAATTATCAAGTATTGCCTCGTATATAGAAGCGTATTGAATTATCTGAAACTTTACAATGCCCTGATGTTTAGCCTTTGGAAGTCTTAATGCACTCATTAACTTATACATAAATCTTGCCTGATAATAAGCACTTCCAACATGTTTTTGCAGTTTTTCATCGTTTAAGAAAGAAAAATATTCCTCAAACCATTCTGACTCATACTGAATGTCCGAATTAAATTCTCCATCTGGAACTATATCCTTATTGCAATAATTTACAACCGCTGTTGCGATTTTTTTATCTAATTGTTTTTTCGCCATAGTTTTATCCCCCCTTCACCGCTATTATACGGCAAAAGAAGAATCGCTACAAGGAGTTATTCGCCTACAATATCAATCCCATACTGTACAGCGCATTCATGCTCAATCTTGCATCCTCTGTAATCTTTCCAACCCTCTGCAAAATAAGCGACATCAGCCTTTGAAAGCAATTCAAGAGACTTTCCAAGAAACCATAACGGTTTAGCGTCATGTGGGGCAGATTCAAAGAATGAATCAATAACCTCAACTTCCCCGAAGCGTTCTGTAACTGCTTTTACAATCTTGGCTCTTTCTGCCTTGATTTCCTCGTCTGTCTTATCTCTCATAGGCTGTGAAATAAATAATTTCTTCATAGTATGAATCTCCTTTACTCTGCTACAATCCAATCCTCGGCAAGACAATCATTGATGCTTGGAACCCACATAGAATGTGAACCATTTACACAACGAATCTGTAAGTATGGATTGCATACAAACAAGTCGCCCTCGTTAAGTCCCCATGCTTCTGCTGTCTGCTTATTGCATGGGATTCCCTGCGGATAACCTTTCTGATATACAACGAACATTCCCTTGCCATTCCAACCTTTACGAGCAACTTTCTGCCCTGCTTTCAGCCTGCGGATTGCTTCGCCAAATGTGAATGTCTGAATATCTAAGTCTTTTACATCAGATTCACCAACAAGCTCCCAATCATCACGAAGAATGAAACCGAGAGTATAATCAACGTTTTCTGTCTCACGAATATCAAGGATTCTGCCATCTTTGCAATGCATCTTGATGGAATCATCTTCTCGTTTCCAATATCCTGCCCATTCCGGGCATTTAATCATAGCACCCTGTTTGAGTGCTTCATATGCTTTCTGAAAATTCATTACCTTTCCCTCCAAAATAGAAATATGGCGCACCGCCCACCACCGCTTAACGTGCACCGCCTGCGACTTTCGTCACGCTCAATCTTCTTTACCGCTTAACCCTGCGGTTGGGAGATAGAAGCCGGATCACCTTAACCTTTCTTTTTATACACAGTTTGCAAATCCAACAACTCCCTTGTAGGCCATAAGATACTCGCTAAAGGTTCTTGAAATCCCATTCTCCGAATGGCTCAGCTGATTTTCTGCACCGTTCTTTGAATCAATCTCAATCGCGGCCATAGCAATCTTGGCTTTATTTTTCTCCAAGTCCGCAAGAATCTTATCTTCGTCCCACGAACCCGGATAATTTCTAAGTGTTTCAAATGCTTCAATGGCAAGGCTTACTGTCAGACCGGAAACACTGATTTCTGCGTCATATTCAGTTATCATCGACTTAATATCTTCTCTGAATTGTTCCATCGGAGTGAGTGTTACCTCATCATCCCTTGGCTTTTCTTCAATATCGGCCATCCTGCCACCTCATTTCATTTACAGACCAAGTTTTTCAATAATCTGTTCTTTCAACATCTTCCCTGTAGATTCCTCTGTTACTTCCAGCCCTAAGGATTTTCCCAATTCCTTAAGATCAGCCGTATTCATTCTGGCAATCTCCGAACGCGAATACTGCTTATTTTCTTCCTTTGGCGTTTCCTCAACTGACTGTTCCGGCACAGGTGCGGTGGATTGCTCCACCACTTTTCTGTACCCGCATGATTCCATGACACGAGCCATGCCATCATGTACCACCATGGTTACGCCGTCTTTTTCATAGCTAACCATCTACAATCAACTCCTTTTAGGTATCAAGTGTTACAGCCTGCGTAGCTGTCTTAGTTACACCGTTCTCGGTGTAGCTTACGGTTACGTTGCCTGCTTTGGTGATAGTTTCCGGGGTATAGGTAACATGCTTAGTTACATCCTGTGTTGTGGAAGAACCGTATGTAGCGGTTACAACCATTCCAGTCGGGTCAAACTTCTCGCCGGACTTATAAGCTGTCTTAGTTGGTGCTGTTGTGATTGCAATGGATGCTAATGTTTCTGTTGCATGGACACCGATAGCATCCAGCTTCTCATTTAAGCAGAAAGCATCATATCTGATACGTCCCTCTACTAACCAACCGGAAATACCAGGAGCATCTGTATGAATCTTGTACTCGGTCAGCTTGATTGGTGCGACACAAACGATTGGATTTGTGATAATGAAATCAACATTTGCCGGAAAATAAGATGCAGGTGCCTTGATAATAGGCACTCCATCAACCTCACCAACCGCACCGTTAATAGCAATTTGGGTTGCCATATCGCCCTTCTTTGTGAAAGCATCATCTAACTTGATGTTCTTATAGTAAGATGAGCGGCAAATACAGATACGACCGCCGGCCGGAATCTTTGCATCATCCAACTTTTCCTGTACAGATAAGAAGTTTTCATATGCATTTGTCTTTGTGGTTGCTCCGGTAACAATGTTTGCCACCTTTGCAGATGCTGCAATCTTATGAATACGATAAATATCTACCTCTGGAATAACAACCTCTGCAATCTGTCTTGCAAGAGCTTTTCCAGCTTCCATGGTCATCTGTGCATCGTCGTAAGATTTGCGGTCAATAGTGAATGTGAATGACCTGTCCTGTGTCAGCTTCATTTCCTGCACGGAATTGCCTAATTCGTCTGGGTCACCATAGCGATTTGAACCGCTTGTTTTGTAATCGTTCATTCCAACAGTTGGAATGGAATATACGTTTACTGTTTCAACGCCAATAAAATCATATGCGTTGTTGGTTAATGCTCCGGTCAGAGAACCAAGTGAAAAACGCTCGTCCACCTGTGAAGCATACTTGCTTGCATAATTTACTACTGCCATTTTTCTACCTCATTTCTTTCTTAAAATTTTTATGAATTGAATCCCTGCAAGAACGGATCATCTTTTGATCCATCTCCTGCACCGGTTGTAATTTCCGGTCTGTTTTTGTACCACTCTGCTTCCTTCGCTTTCACAATGGCTTCCTGCGCCTGTGACTGAACCAGAAACAGTGTGTCTGTATCGCCCTCAAACTGCGCTTCGGCGGCTTTCTTGGCTAATTCCTGCGAGTAACCAAGTGTCAAGAAATTCTTTTCATACTTTGAAACAGCACTCTCTTTACGAAGTTTTGCAAGTTCAGCGTCTTTCTCGGCTTCCTTATCAGCTTTCTCCTGCGCCAGCTTTTCAGCGTCACTAAGGGTTGCGTTATACTTCTTTTTCCAGTTAGAAGCGTCCGTAGCTGCATCTTCCTGTGCCTTTTTCAGCTTTGCGTTTTCAATGCGCATCTGCTGCAACTGCTCCTCAAGACTTGGCTGTGGCTCGTTCCTTCCACTTCCCGGCTTTTCACCCGGCTGATCTTTTGGCGGCTCCGGTGTCGGTGGCTTCGGTTCGTCTTTTGGCGGCTCCGGTGTTGGTTCTGCAAAATGCTGCAAGTTCATTTTTAAAAGCTCTTTCTTTTCCATCTTTGTTACCTCAACTTTCTGCGATTGATTATCCTCGTTTCCCTACGAGCGTTTACTTTGCGATTTTTCCGTTTTCCCTAACGTTTTTACTGCTGCGAAATTTGTACCGCGCTTTCCCTAGCGCATATAAAAAGCACCCACATTTCTGTGAGTGCTTATTAACAATTTATAAATCTTTCAATGGGCTATTGCCGGTCTGATCTGAAGAATCTTGCATGATTCTTTTAACATCTGGGTTAATTTTCTCTTTCAATACCTTATCCGCATCCTGTTGCTGACGCGGATCATCGTTTTTATTTTCTCCCGGCTGACTTCCACTGGATTTCTTACTTTCAAGTAGCACTTTCTGATATTCAAGCATCTTTGGCACGGAATCTTCGACAGCTTCGGCGAGGTTCGGGAAAAAGTCGATTGCTTCCATTGCCACGCGCGGATGCACAAAATTCTGAACCATCGTTGCGAGTGAATTTATTTTTGTTGCCATATCGTAGCTTTTTTGCCGGATTGGTCGAATCTCAATGTCACTGTTTTTCAAATCCAGCAACGGGCTATCCGGCTCCGTACTTGGAGATTTCTTAATTGCGATCAATGCAAGTCGGTTTCTTTCCTTAAATCCACGCTTAACGATTGCCGCCTGCTTGCACGCAACAGCTTCCGTCGCAGTCCAACCAGAAGAAAGACTCGTTGCTCCGGTTGTGGAGCCGCCGCTTTGCTCTGTCTGCTTTGGTGTGAATGTCCTTTCAAGGATTCCATCATGTTTCGCTTGGATATTGGATAACACACCGGCATAGTCATAATTAAGAACAAGTCCTTTGATGTTCGGCTGTTTCCCGGAACCGTTGGTTTTCGTCAAGATCCACTGTCCTGCTTGCGGTCCTTTTACTTTTCCGTCATCGTCTTTATCAAGTTCAATGTCGTTTCCCCACCAGTTTGCCTGTGTGGTCTGCGCCACGTCATTACACAAATCGGATTCCAAAATATTCAAAGCGTTTAATTCATCAAGCTGACGTTCAAATACTCCTGTGCGGTCTGTAGCACGCTCAAATTCAACGATATTCACACGACCGAATGGGTTGATTGGAATTTCCAATTCATTCAGTTTCATGCCCTCGTTTTTTTTTGCTCCATTTACGATTTCCACCATATCGCGGATTTCGTAAATTGCATCATCGGTCACGCAAGTAAAAATTCTTGAACCGTTTTCGTCTTCTGAATAAGAAACGCCCATCATCGGTCGTTCATAGGCATCTGACGAGTAAACCACGAATGAATACAATGGGTTCAGCGTTACAAGGTCAAATACAGCATCTTCATCATCTGGCTTTCTCTTTATGTCAATAAGCTGACAACAAGTGCCGCATACTTCCAGATAATAGGCAAGTAACTGGTCTTTGCTTTCCATGTCCTCTGCATCGTACATTTCATTGAGAAGTGTGATTGCCGAATCATTATCTGTCGGGTTGCTACCTTTTGGGTGTTTGTCTGACTTCTGAACAAAAGCC